GCCTAGTCTTAGACTAGGCGGCACAGTCACGTTTCCATGACTGGGCAGCCCGCAAGAGTAAACTCTCACGAGCCATTTTTGCAAGGTTTGGTCTTAGCAGGAGACATCATCCTGAACTATCCGCCCGCGCAGTGGAAATCTGCGCCAAAGAGGAAGGTTGACCGCCTAACCCTCTGGACAAGAGGTTAAGAAGGGAGCCAGGAAGAGTGCGAATTTAAAATTAATTAAAAACACAGTCTTCAACAATATTAATATTAAAATACACAGAACCATCATTCGATGGCTCTGTAAATATAATATTGTTCCTTGTGATCCTCGATGGATTCCTGCCATCATGAGGTTCTATCAGACAGTAGAGCGATGGATTACTACCAAAGGTAAGTTAACTACAATCGCACGTCTTAAAGACATACGAACGCAGTTTTACTCTGCCTCAGTAGGTTTGAAACTGGAGCTCAAAGGGTACCGTACCTTTAAAAGCGGTCTTCCTCACGCCTTCGGGCATGAGTTAGATGCTGCCTTTAGAGAACGGGATCCTAGGGCTCTTCGTCTCATCCTTACTCTAGTTCAGGTATCTCGATCTATCGATGCGTGGAAGAAAGTTGATCTTTCAACAATCACCAACCCATCGACAGCGAAGCTCGAAGTTATCGAAGAGTTTAAGGCTTCTATGCCAAAACTTCTCGAGAGACTTCCTCTTCAATCAGAGCGACCAGTCTGGGAGAAACTTCATATAGCCACGACTATGGGGCCGATTGGTCCAGCTATGACAACTAATGCAACTCTTATTGATAAATTCCTTACTAGGTTTTCACACCTAGCAACGGAACTTCAATTTGAGGGCTTAGTATCATATCTGGAGCCTATTCGGAGCCTATCATCAATATGGGAAAGTATATATCCTTCCCGAATGGTTGGTGCAAACCTTCCACTTCGGCGGTTATCTACTGTTCCTGATGTTGATGGTAAGAACCGAGTTATTGGTATCATTGACTATTGGTCTCAATCGATCCTTAAACCTCTTCATAAAGATCTAATGGCAACATTAGAAGCTTTAGGAGGGCCTAAAGGACCCGATCTGACCTTTGGTCAAGATATCAAGGCTTTCGGTCCTAGCTCAGAGCCATACTATTCTCTAGATCTTACTGCTGCCACTGACAGATTTCCAGTTGTAATAACTGAAGCTGTCCTTGACGGTATGTACGGTCCAGGGTTTGGTACGGCTTGGAAGGAGCTTATGACTAGTGAACCCTTCATGTTTGAATCCAAACTGTATAAATATGCAGCTGGTCAACCAATGGGGGCTTACTCTTCATGGGCTTCTTTCGCTGTGAGCCATCATTTCGTAGTACAATTTGCAGCCCTGAGATTAGGTTTACCTAAGTTCAGAGATTACAAATTGCTAGGAGATGACATAGTCATAAGAAACGAAGCAGTAGCTAAGGAATATGTCAACGTCATGACTCAATTCGGTGTAGAGATCTCTTTTGCTAAAACTCTTATAAGTGATAACTCATTTGAGTTTGCGAAAAGATTCTTCTACAACGAAGTTGAAGTCACTGGGTATCCAATCAATGGTCTTTATAAGACTATTGGTTCGTGGACTGAATTTGTTTCAGTCACGATGGAAGCCCATAGACGTGGCTTTGACCTACCCTACATGGTTAGTTTTGAGGCTGTTTCCGAACTCTTTAAAGCACTCCGAGCCAACCAGATACCTGGTTTCGAGAAATACTCGAACCGGTTTATCTTTAGGCTTAATCGGAAGATGCTTGTCCAGTGGTGGCTACTACAGAGGGGAAGGGATGTAATTCTTTTGAATCACATACTTTCGCTCTATAAAGTCACAATTAGCTGTTCCATGAGTCCACGTTCTGCAAGACTTCTTGTCTTAGAATGTGTTGCTCAAGTGAAAGTTAATCAACTGCTGGACGGAGTTCGGTCCCAAGTCAAGCGGATAAATACGTTCATCCGCCAGACGACGGAGAAGATCTCCCGAATCGCAACGGATTTATCTATTGAACCTTCCCTGATCCCTCTAATTCGTGCTTTAATCACGAATTGGAATGATCAGCAGGCTCAAGTAGAGTCTATCCGTGAGATTGCAAAACAGTCGCCTCCTGACTTTGAGAGGCTTGTTTTCGATGAGCTATTGATTCCAGAAATAGATCCTGAAATCCTTGACTCGTCAAGGAAATCCCTTCGCCTACTGTTCTTCGAATCTCAGATGGCGGTGAAAGGTCTACTCCTGCTAGCTAATCTCGAAAGAGAAAGGGTAGCGGAGTTGGCCAATCCCATCGTCGAAGACGAGGAACAGTATCCGGACACACTAACTCTCCATCCGGCTCACGCCGGCTGGAGGGGACCTGTGTCCGAGTCAACAATGGTCCC